AGGCAATATGAGGGTATAGCAATGATAGATGTGGATAGTGTTGAGTGTTGTCCACAATGCTACGAGCCTTTGGCTATGATTGAGACTTGCTATGATAAAGGACAGAAATATAAGAGTACCACCCTCTTAAAAACCCTTGCTAGTCGCCTTCAGATACCTAGTTTTTTAGTATTCTATAAGAAAGTGGGTCAGGGTAGCCTATCTTTTAGGATTAAGCGTCTATGGCTCTCTAATGCAGAGTTTGAATTAATGAATGAGGATGAATGGGTAAGAGAATTATATCAGCTTCAGCACAAACACAAACAACATTGTAAATATGAAACAAAGGTATGATCCACACATCAGGGTTCGCTTTGATCTCTTTGACGATCCACAGTTTAGAACCATTCCAAAGAACAAGAGAAGTAATTGTTTCTCTGTTCTGTGTGTGTTGTTGAAATATGTCAGTAATGCGACAAGGCAATGTTATCCACGCATCCAAACAATCTGCAACACCATTGGACTTGGCAGAACCTCTGTCTATTTAGCTTTAGTTCAATTAGAAAAGGTTGGAATTATAACAAAAAAAAGATTATCTTCTAGTGTTTTATATACAATCGCACCACAATATATAGTAGGTATTCGGAATACGAACACTAATATTCGTAATACAAACATCAGATATTCGGATTACACAGATATTAATAAATCTAACATTAATCTATCTACCAGTAATATAACTAAAGTAGTAAAAGAAGTTGTAGATAAGGGTGGTGATCAATCTAAAATTGTTTCGGTACTCTCTCCCCTACCTGCCGATACTTTAAAGAAAGCCATTAAAGAGAATGACAATATATTCTATGTGAAGATGGCACTAAAAGAACAGTCTGAAAAAAAAGGTAAGCTGGTGAATATTCCAAATATTATTGATAGTATGAGAAAGAAAACTCATTTCGGTTATCAACAAGCAATCCAAAAAAGAAAGGAAAGAGATGGCAGGGAAGCCAAGACAAAAGATTTTCTGTCAAAGTTTAACAAGAAGAAGTAAACGACCTTGTTTGGCAAAAGGTTTTTTATGTGCTAATGGTAAGTACCTATGCAGATTTCATGGATATAACAATGTGCTAGGATTTAAGAAACCTAACTATACAGATGACAAAAGAATTAACCAACTCAAAGCACTCTACCAATTCAGAAACAAAACAAGAAAAGAAGTCCAAGAATACTATTACTCCATTGTTAAACCCAAGCTCATTAACGGAACAAAATCTGTCTACAATAGAAGAACAGCTCGTCAGAGGTCTAACGCTTTCAGAAGTTCTGGATCAAAAGCAGTATCAGTTCAGCTTGATGAAGTTCTATCATTTTTTAAAAAGAAATCCAAAGCTAGAGAGTAGAATTATTGAAGCTCGTAAGTTAGGGGTCCAAACTTTAATTGATAAGATGTTGCAGATATTCCAACACCAGGAAATTGAAAATCCTAATCAAATTCTTTGGGTGAGGGAACGCACAAAATTTATTCAGTATCTTGCAGGACATTTAACTGACCTCTATTCTAATAATAAGGTACAGAATATTAAATCTGATACCAATTTAAAAGTAAGTTGGGAAGAACCAAGTGAATTAATTGATGTAAGCACAGTCGAAACTGTACCTACACCACCAAAGGAATAGTTAAAATATTAATAATAGTAATATAACAATAACAAGTCCAACAACTATTGGTCTTGCATTATCATCAATAAAAAATCCTAGCTTTTCTATTTTGCTCATTGTTCCTTTTCTTTTTTTAAAGACGTTGCGGAAAGTTGCACCGCAACGCCATGGTGTTTCGGTCTATCAAATAAACTTTGAAAGGAGATTTGATAAACCTTTCATGGTCAAAAAGCCAGCCGCGTTATTTAACGGAGCTTGCTCCAGCTTACTTGACCCCAGGTCCTTAACTTATTCGGGAATTCATTACGTACAACCCGAAGTGTTCATTAAGGACCAGAGCTCAAGGGTGTATCATTTACTTTCTTATTTTTATAATGAGTATATATCACACCTTGTACACTCAATATATTTAGTATTGTTAGCTTAACTAACTCCTCTAAATTCTGTTCACCACTTGCTATCAAAGTATTTTGATAAGTGTCTTTGCATTTTTTCATCATATTTTTTTTGTTTGTTTTCCTTGTACCATTGATAACCAAATATAATCACGGTACTAATTATAATTAATAGTAATTGCTTTTCACTTGTCATATTTTAATACACCTTTTTTTGTAAAATGTTTTTCTCTCATATCCTCAACAAAAGATTGTAAAATTTTTAATTCATCAGTAGTCAATGGATTTCCATTTATTAATTCATCTAATTGACTATGTAATAATTCTAATTTTACATATTCTTTTTTGAGCTTATCGCTACTCATTTTCTTCCTCACTTTCTTCTTCCCAAAATGTGTAGATAGCCTCACCATGTTTCTTGCTCCATTGTACGGGACATTTTTCTAACCAATCATGAAACTCATCACTCATTTTACTTATGTCGCTACTCATTAATACCCCCACATTTTAAAAGTTTGAACAATCATATCTTTTAATTGATTAGTGCGGCAATATTTATTATCTTTATTAGCTTTGCATATTGCTTGTATTTCACAAATTAATTCTTCTTTATTTTCTAAATCGTCTAACCTTAATTGTTCTTCTGTGTTTAGTTTCTGGCTACTCATCTGATACCCTAACCTTTCTATAAGCTACAATTTTAAAATCATAACCTATTGTATCGTCATCTGATTTTAATTTTAATGTGTTCTCCCAATCCATTAAAGGATTACCTTTACAATCATAGTCTATACCAATGAAAGCGGGTTCTTTAAACTTTATCCATTTACTATTCATTTGTCCCCTTTTCTTTGTTCTATTTTTTCTTTTAGTTTAGATAATCTACCTAAATACATCTTATCTTTTAACTCATACTCATAAGAACACATATGAAACTGATTATAATAGTTTTCTATTTCCTCCATTTTTTTATCTATTTGCTCTATTGTTAATGGCATTATTTATTTCCTTTCAAAATTGTTTTAACTATTGTTGTGCTTGGGTTTGGGTCAAAGTCTTGTAATTGAGAACAACCCAAAACAAATACAAGTATAATAAATAATATATATTTCATTATATCCCCCTTGTATTTAATATATATTGTTCAAGGTTTATTGCAATTTCTAACCCATAAAAGAGCAAGAAATAAATAAGTGCAAAGAATATTAAACCTTCAATTATTGTTTTCATTATTCCCCTTGTTTGTTTTTATATTTATACTAACCATTTTGGTACTATTGTCAATATTATTAAAGATATAAATGTAATTTAATTTCTTCAGGTGTTAATATTCTTACATCTTTAGGGTTGCAATTATTCTTACTCAACCATTTATTTATATGCTTTGTAGTAGTCATAGAATATTTTTTAGAAGTTTTAAAAAACCCCTTCAAATCTAAACCAGCTACAGGTGTTGAGTATGAGAAAAAAACACTTTGTCTAGGTGTTTCTCCGTTTGTTATTTCTGTCTCGTTGTTTCCGTGTCTTATCAGTTTTATCATTATTTCCCCTTTTTTAGTTGTTTAGTGATTAGATATGTAAAATGATCAACAATTTTTGTATGTACATTTATCAACCTAATCACATTTACCATTTTGGTTATATTTAATTAAAAGTAAATATATATTGTGTTCATAATGGGTCAAAGATATTAGTGTGATATAAATGCAACACGTGGTATTTATGCAACAGTATGAGGTATATTTATAATATTAAAGATGATGAAGGCAAAGAAGAAACATTCAAAGCTATGAGCTATAAAAAATTATTAAAACAATTAAACAATAAATATGAGCCTGGAAAGATCGTACAAGTAAAGTACACAAATAAAAAAGATCATGACTTGTTGAAGTATGTAAAGATAAAAAGAGTTGAATAGTTGCAATTCTAATAATCAACCACCGCCAGCTTTCCTCGTGTATATAATCGGTCAGTAGTATTGACCTATATATTATTAATATTTTTCCATATTGGTGTATCGATAATAAAAGATTATCAGACGTAATGTAATATTATCTAGGCAACTGACTATTTTAGAAATGCTATACCCCCCTATACCCCTATATTGACCCGCTGTTTAATATATATATATACATGGGACTCGAGGACACCTTTACAGACACAGCTTTAGCCACCCCCACAGAATAACCCACACCTTTATTTGCCAAGCCTTTCTAGTTTAAAATATTTTATAATTACTATATGTAGTATAATATGTGGAATTACATACAAGACGACTTAACATCTATAGTTTTAATTGATGAAAAAACAAATACTCTAACTATTAAGATATATGGATTACACAACAGGAAGATAGCAGAACATTTTGCTCATTATGCAATGAGTATATTAGATTTTGATTATCATAATTCTCAATATAGTATGCCATCTAAAATGATACACTAGATATGGATATTAAAATACCTTACACCCCTAGAAAACACCAAGCACATTTACATAAAGAAATATCTAAACATAGATGGTCGGTGCTAGTTTGCCATAGAAGGTTCGGCAAAACAGTATGTATGATTAATCACTTAATTAGGTCAGCACTATTGTCTAAAAATAAGAACCCAAGATATGCCTACATTTCGCCAACATTTAAACAAAGTAAGTCAATCGCTTGGGATTACATGAAACAGTTTACAGCAAAGATACCTTACACCAAGTTTAATGAAACAGAGTTAAGAGTAGATTTACCTAATGGTGCAAGAATAACTTTACTTGGATCAGAAAACTCCGATGGGTTGAGGGGTATCTACCTAGATGGATGTGTAATTGATGAGTATGCAAATGTTAATGAAAAACTATTTCCTGAAATTATAAGACCAGCACTATCGGATAGAAAAGGTTATTGCGTATTTATAGGTACGCCACAAGGAATGAACAATAACTTTTATGAATTATACCAGCACGCACAAGGAGCAGAAGATTGGTTTAATTATAAAGCTAAAGCAAGTGATACAAAAATTGTAGATGAAGATGAGCTTGTCAAAGCAAAAGAAGTTATGGGAGAGAAAAAATATTTACAAGAGTTTGAGTGTGATTGGATAGCTAACATAGAAGGATCAATCTATAGCGATACGTTAGTAAAGATGGAAGATAAAAAACAATTAACAAGAGTACCCTACGATCCATCATTGCCTGTAAGTACATCTTGGGATTTAGGAGTATCAGATCATAGTTCTATTATATTTTATCAACAATTAGGTAGATCAATAAACATTATTGATTATCACGAAGAACGTGGTCAAGGATTACCGCACTATATTCAATTAATTAAAGATAAGGAATATGTCTATAAAGATCATTTTGCACCACATGATATAGAAGTAACTGATTTTAGTAATGGTAAGACCAGGAGAGAGGTCGCCTATCAATTAGGAATTAGATTTAAAGTCGTACCAAAAATACCATTAGAAGATGGTATACACGCAACCACAATGACTTTACCTCGATGTTGGATTGATACAGACCATTGCAAAAAGTTAATAGATGCGTTAAGACATTACCATCGGAAGTATATAGATAAAAATCGAATGTTCCGAAGTAAACCTGTACACGATTGGTCATCTCATGCGTGTGATGCTATGAGATACTTGAGTGTAGGTTTACAAGAAATAAATACTAGACAAGCTGCACCACAAAGTGTAGCAGATAACGAATATAGGATTATATAATATGGGATCATTGTTTTCACCAAAAATGCCATCACTACCACCCGTTCAACCTTTGCCGACACCACCATCAACTGAATTGTCTGCTGAAGAGAAAAAAAGAATTGCAGCGGAGCAAGCAGCGATAGAAAGAAAAAGAAAAGGTAGAAGATCAACTATCTTAACTGGACCATTAGGTATTGAGGAAGAAGCTGAAACAGAAAAGAAAACTTTACTAGGAGCATAATATGGGAGGAAGTCCAGCAAGAGCGATTAGAAGAGTAATCAGTCCACCAAAACCACCTGCTCCACCAACACCTGCGCCTACTACAGCAGAAGTTTCTCAAGCAACAGCAACTAGCATGGATGGATATGATTCAAGAAAAACAAAAGCTAAAGGTAGATCAATGACAATTATGACAGGACCAAAAGGTATAGAAGAAGAAACAGTTACTTTAGGTAGAAGAAGTTTATTAGGAAAATAATGGCAAAAACAGATTTAACAAAAAAATTATTATCACGTTTCGATAGACTAGCAGGTCAAAGACAAAACTGGGAAACGCATTGGCAAGAAGTAGCGGACTACATGATGCCAAGAAAATCAGACGTTACAAAAAAAAGAAGTCGTGGCGATAAAAGAATGGAACTTATTTTTGATAGTTCCCCTTTACAATCTTTAGAATTATTAGCAGCATCATTACATGGTATGCTGACTAATCCGTCAACACCTTGGTTTGCATTAAGATTTAAAAATTTAGAAATTGATAATGAAGATGAAGCTAAACTTTGGTTAGAGTCTGCAACCGATGCAATGTACACAGCATTTAACAGATCAAACTTTCAACAAGAAATATTTGAATTGTATCATGACCTTATTACCTTTGGTACAGCAGCAATGTTTATTGAAGAAGATGATGAAGATTTTATAAAATTTTCTACAAGACACATTGATGAAGTTTACATTGCAGAAAATGATAAAGGTAGAATAGATACCATTTATAGAAAATTTAAACTATCAGCAAGAGCTATTGTACAAAAGTTTGGTGCTTCTGTATCACAAGATATTTTAGTTATGGAAAAGAAAGACCCATACAAAGAAATAGAAATTGTACACGCAGTTTATCCAAGATCAGATTTTAATCCTAACAAAAAAGATAAAAAGAATATGCCATTTGAATCGGTATACATGGAATATAAAAATGGAAATGAATTATCCGTATCAGGTTATAAAGAGTTTCCATTTGTTGTACCTAGATACTTAAAGGCTTCACATGAAATTTATGGAAGATCACCTGCAATGACAGCATTGCCAGATGTTAAGATGTTAAATGAAATGGCAAAGACAACAATCAAAGCTGCACAGAAACAAGTAGACCCACCACTATTAGTTCC